TGGTGGTGGTTTGTTAACTCCAAATCAAGTAATTTTAGACTCATTAAAAGAAGCAAAATTTATTACAGAAGCTACTTTTGCCTCATTTAAATCTACAGCTTCTCCTTCAGTAAAATTTGCTGCTATTATAGCAACACAAGAAGGATATGGAAGAACCACCACAACAGGATATAAAAATAACAATCCAGGAAATATAATAGGTAAAGGTACAGCAGGATCAGTAACTAAAACAGTAACTAGAGGAAATAAACCTGAAACTTACACCTATGCTAAATACACTACTAAAAAAGATGGATGGGATGCTTTAATAAATAAATTTGTAACAGGTTGGGTTAAAGAAGGAAAATTACTCCCATATGATGGAAGTACTCTATACCCTGATTGTTTTGCTACTGCTGATAATACTAGATTTAAACAATTAAAAACTCCAATTCAAGAAAATATATCATATAACTATAAAGCAAAAGAAACCCCTACATTAAGACAATATTTATACCAGTTCTGCCCTCCATCATCAGCAGGAACAGATTCAACAGTAGGGTATATTTCTAATGTTGCTAAAAGTTTAAAAGAGTATGGGTTAAATATAAGTTCAATTGATGAACCAATGACAAATTATATAACATAATGTATTTTCCAAAAAATAAAATAAAAACTAATTTATATGCTGGTAAAGGAGAATTTTATTATGCTGATAATTTATCTCCATTTACAGGATATTACTACTCTCTATACAATGGAAAATATTTTGAAGGTAAATCCCCAATAAAAGGAAATAGAGAAATAGTCCCTGCATCATTAACTGAAACTGAAACTCAAATATCAACCCTTGGCACCCTAGAAAACCCTCCAGGATATTCAAATGATAAAACATCCTTAATTATAACTAATTCTCAAGTAAGAAAATTACCTTCTTTTTATTACCCCCAACCAACAGAAAAAGATTATACAACAGGCCAATTTAGAAGATATTTTTGTAAAAAAGTAAATGAAAACATATTTTTAGAAATTAATAAAACAGATTACAATGCTTTATTTAATAAAGATCCTAATTATGTTTTTTCATTATATACACCTCTTTACTTATATTGGTACTTAACAGGTGATAAAGACCAAGTAGCAACAATCAATAAACGAGTAACCTTACAAGCACAAAACCTATTACAATTACCTAGTTTAGGTAAATTTGTAGAAAATATAGGAGGTTATTTAAAATTCTATAAGTAACTTGGTAATACAAAACCTTGATAGTATATTAACGACAAATCAAGGTTATGTTTTGGTTAATAGAGAAAGAAGAACATTTAGATTATCTTAAAGAAAAACCCATTCATGAGGCGTTTGTTGAGATAATTCCATATCATAATAATGTTCATCCTGCTTTAAACGACATTTCATTAGTTTATATTAGACCGTTTAATGACACTAAAGGGTATATGTTATGTGTTGACCATAGTGAGACTTCCTCATTAAATAAAACGTTAATAAGTGGTATACTACAAAATATAAAGCGAGTATGGGTACGGGATAAAAAGACAGCATTATATTATTTTCCAATTAAAAGCCTGTTCGACCTAACACCACTTAACCCTACGTATATACAAAAAGAAACACCAATCAATAACTTTATTTACTCTAAAAAATACAATAAACCTAATAGACTAATTCCAGTAAGTAAACATTATGAGGAATGTGAGAATATTTATAATCAAGTTCATAGTGTTATACCTAAAGAGTTACCTTCATACTTTGATTTTTACAACAACAAGGTAGTTTTAGCATTTTTTGGAATAGAAAAGAATGGACTACAAATAGATAAAGATAAATTTTATAAACATTATGAACCTAATGAAGAATACTATTCAATACAAGACAGTAGAATTTACACCAGTTACAATTTGGCTACAACAACTCGTAGACCAAGTAACTCTTTTAACGGCATTAACTTTGCCGCTTTAAATAAAGAAAATGGCGCAAGGAGGAGCTTCATATCGAGTCATGGGTTTGTGGAACTTGATATTAGTGCATACCATCCCAATCTTGCTGCTCGTTTGGTTGCCATGGATTTTGATGGACAGGATGTTCACCAAACGTTTGCCGACCTCTATGGGGTCTCATATAAAGAGGCAAAAGAGCTTACATTCAAACAACTTTATGGTGGTGTATTTAAAGAATATGCGCATTTGGAATTTTTTCAAAAAGTTAGCAAGTTTATTGAGGAAAAGTGGAGAGAGTTTCAAGAGCAAGGAAAAGTAGAAGTTCCCATATCTGGATACTTTTTTTATAAAGACAAATTGGAAAATATGAATCCACAAAAGCTGTTTAACTACATGTTACAGAATGTGGAAAGTGCTGTAAACACGTATATATTGATGGATATACATAAATTGTTAAGAGGGCGTAAAACTAAGATAGTTTTATATACTTATGACAGTTTTTTATTTGAGGTTGGAGAAGGGGAAAATGATATTGAGATTGAGATAAATAAAATTTTTAAAAAATATAAATTACAAACAAAAACAAGTTATGGAGACACATACGATTTTACAGGAAAATGACCATATGTATTGGGGATACGATTTTGAACCAATACGATTGACGGACGTGAATAATAAGTTATTTTGTACCTTTACCAGCTTAGAAGACTTAGAGACACTCATAAGCGGGATTACAAGCTCTTATTCTATAATGTATAATAAAATGTTTGTTTTGTATGTTAAAAGTACAGACGAATATGTAGTTACTTATAATGTAGAGCAAGGTAATGTTAATTCAATACCTGACAATACAATCTTAGTACATAGAAAAAAAGATACCAATACACTATATACAATTAATGCTTTAAATGAGTTGATTAAAAAGTTAAATGGTGGTGTGGTTGATCCTAAGTATAGAGTAGAATGGCAACATTATAGAAATTGTATTTTGTTAACCAATCATAATGAGTTAAAGCAACTTAATACAAAGATCTATAAGATCATTGAGCTTTAACTTGGCCATTAAAATTAGTTTTATTAAATTACAGTTATGGATATTAATGCTATTAAACAACGACTAAACAGTTTACAGTCATCAAACAATTCTAGCAAGAAAGAAAAAATTGACTATTCCAAAATTTATTGGAAACCGAGAGAAGAAGGTAAATTCCAAATTCGTATTGTACCTTCAAAATTTGATTCTTCTAACCCTTTTAAAGAAGTATTTGTACATTATGGTATTAGTAAATACCCTATGTATGCTTTAACTAATTGGGGTGAAAAAGATCCTATTGTTGAATTTTGTTCTCAATTAAGGAAAACAAATGACAAAGAAAATTGGGTTCTAGCTAAAAAATTAGATCCTAAAATGAGGATTTTCGCACCTGTAGTAGTTAGAGGTGAGGAAGAAAAAGGTACCCGTTTATGGGAATTTGGTAAGGAAATTTATATGCAATTGTTAGGTATTGCTGATGATGAGGATTATGGTGATTTTACAGACATCAATGAAGGACGTGATTTTACAGTTGAGGCCGTTAGAGGTGAAATTGCTGGACGTCAAGGTCTAAAAACATCAATTCGTGTTAAACCTAAAACTACTCCTTTGAGTACAGATGCTAAACAAGTTGAATTGTTCTTAACAGAACAACCAGACATTCTAGAAGTTCAACGTAAAAGAACTTATGATGACATGAAAGAGGCTTTACAAAGTTGGTTATCACCAGATGAGCCTGAAGAAGGAGATATAATTGATGATGAAAAAGATCCAGAACCAATTTCAACTCCTAAGAATGAGAAAGTATACACTATGAATACTCCAGCTCCTTCTAAAACATCTAAAGCAGATCAATTTGATTCATTATTTGATGATGAAAGTGATGATGATTTGCCATTTTAATTAAAAAAATTATATGCCAAGAAAAAAGAAAAATGAATCACTGACGGCGGCAGTCTCAGCAGAGATTAAAGCTAATTTTGACCTTAGTAAATTTAAGGAAAAAAAGATGCTTAACGGTAATGTTAAGTTTAAAGAACAACAGTGGATTCCACTTTCCAAGGCATTTCAAGATGTAACAAGTGTGCCCGGTATTCCAACCGGGCATATTGTTCTTCTTCGTGGACATAGTGATACAGGTAAAACTACTGCTTTAATTGAGGCAGCAGTTAATGCTCAAAAAATGGGTGTGTTACCTGTATTTATTGTTACTGAAATGAAATGGAATTGGGAACACGCTATGCAAATGGGTTTACAAGTGGATCTAGATGTAGATGAAGAAACAGGTGAGGTAAATAATTACAGTGGTTTCTTCTTATATGCTGATAGAGAAAATTTAAATACTATTGAAGATGTAGCTGCTTTTGTTTTAGATTTAATGGATGAACAGAAAAAAGGTAATTTACCTTATGATTTATGTTTTTTATGGGACTCAATTGGTTCTGTTCCTTGTGAGATGTCTGTTAAATCAAATAAAAACAATAATGAATGGAACGCAGGTGCAATGTCTACTCAATTTGGTAATAATGTAAACCAGAAAATTACTTTATCACGTAAAGAATCATCACCTTATACTAATACATTAGTTTGTGTTAATAAAGTTTGGACAGCAAAAGCTGAAGTGCCTATGGGTCAACCAAAACTAATGAATAAAGGAGGATTTGCTATGTGGTTTGATGCTACATTTGTAATTACTTTTGGTAATATTTCAAATGCTGGAACATCTAAAATTAAAGCAATTAAAGATGGTAAACAGGTAGAATTTGCTAAACGTACTAATGTTCAAATTGATAAAAACCATATAAATGGAGTAACAACCAGGGGTAAAATTATTATGACACCACATGGTTTTATTAATGACAATGATAAAGAAATTAAATCTTATAAAGATAAACATGCTAGTGAATGGATGAAAGTCTTAGGAGGAATGGATTTTGATATCTTTGAAGAAGATGATAGTTTTGAAACAATGCAAATATTTGAAAAAGAGCCAGATTAATATTTGGCTCTTCACTTTTTTAATGTTATCTTATAATCAATGAATAAAAAAGAACTTCTTAAATTATTTGAAGAAATGGAAAAAGAAGATCCTGTTAGTGATAGACATGATAGGGTACTTCTGATAGATGGACTAAATTTATTTTTTAGAAACTTTACAACTATTAAATATGTTAATGAGGCAGGAGCTCATGTTGGTGGTTTAGGAGGTTTTATTCGTTCATTGAATTTTTTAATTAAACAGGTACAACCAACATCTGTTTATGTAGTATTTGATGGAGTAGGTTCTTCTACAAATAGGAAGAATTTACTCCCTGAATACAAATCAGGAAGAAATTTAACTAGAATAACTAACTGGGATATGTTTGAATCATTAGAAGATGAAAATGATTCTAAAGTTGACCAATTAGTTAGATTAATTCATTACCTAAAATGTTTACCTGTTAAAACAGTTAGTATTGATAAAGCAGAAGCTGATGATATTATTGCTTATTTGAGTAAAAAATTACCTGAAAAGAATAATTCCCAAGTGTTTATTGTTTCTAATGATAGAGATTTTATGCAGTTAGTTAATAAAGATGTTATTTTATTTAGACCAGCTGATAAAGAATTTTATGATAAAAATACAGTTAAACAAAAATTTGGAATACTAGTTGAGAATTTTATCCTATACAAAACATTATTAGGAGATAATTCAGACAAAGTTGAGGGTGTAAAAGGTTTAGGTGAAAAAGGATTAAAGAAAAAATTTCCTGAATTAGCAGAGAAACCAATGACATTTGATGAGTTAATAGATATGTGTGCTGAGAAACATAAAGAAAATATTACTTATTCAAGAGTGGTTTTTGACGCTGAAAAATTAAAAAGGAATTATAAAATAATGGACTTAAGTAATCCTATAATTAGTCATAATGATGAGTTATTTTTGGATGAGTTTATTGATGAAAAAATTCCTAAATTAAATTTAAGAGCATTTATGAATCTGTATAATGAAGATGGTTTAGGAAAAACTATCTTAAGAACAGAAGAAGTAATAAATGACGTTTATAAAGTATTAAATAGTTTTAGTAAATAAGTTATATGACATTAAATAATTTGAACGCCTATGGTACTGGTTTTCAAATCAAGGTATTGTCTTCCTTATTAACACATAAAGAATTTCTATTGAATATTCAAGATGTGTTAACTGAAGAATACTTTGATAATCAGGCCCATAAATGGATTATTAAACAAATCCTAGAGTATTTTAATAAATACCATACAACACCTTCAATGGATGTTTTAAAGGTTGAGTTGAAAAAAATTGATAATGAAGTACTTCAGTTATCAATTAAAGAACAACTTCGTGAAGCCTATAAAGCATCTGATGAGGATTTAAAATATGTTGAAGAAGAATTTTCTAATTTTTGTAAAAATCAACAGCTTAAAAAAGCGTTATTAACAAGCGTAGATTTTCTTAATGCCGGAGATTATGATTCTATAAGGTCAATGATTGATAACGCCTTAAAAGCGGGTCAAGACAAAAATATTGGTCATGAGTATAATAAGGATACTGAATCAAGATATAGAGAAGATTATAGAGTAACTATTCCAACTCCTTGGGAACCATTTAATGAATTATTAGCTGGAGGATTAGGAGGAGGTGACTTTGGTTTAATATTTGGTAGTCCAGGTGGAGGTAAATCATGGTCATTAGTTGCTTTAGGTGGTTATGCTGTTAAATTAGGCTACAATGTAATTCATTATACTTTAGAATTAGGTGCTGATTATGTCGGAAGACGTTATGACGCCTTCTTTACTCATGTACCTGTAAATAATATATTAAAAAATAAAGATAAAGTAGATGAAGTAGTACCTACATTAGAAGGACAGTTGATTATTAAAGAATATCCAACAGGAAAAGCATCAATGAGTACTATAGAATCTCATGTTAAAAAATGTATTGATTTAGATTTCAAACCAGATTTAGTGATAATTGACTATGTTGATCTTCTTCGTTCAAAAAGAAAAAATAGAGAGCGTAAGGATGAAATTGATGATATTTATATTAGCACTAAGGGACTTGCTCGAGAATTAAATTTACCAATTTGGTCAGTATCTCAAGTAAATAGAGCTGGTGCAAAAGATGACATTATTGAGGGGGATAAAGCAGCTGGTTCTTATGATAAAATCATGATAACTGATGTTGCTATATCTTTATCAAGAAAAAGACAAGACAAAGTAAATGGTACAGGGAGATTTCACATTATGAAAAATAGATACGGTATGGACGGCCTAACGTTCTCTGTGAAAGCTGATACCTCTACAGGTCACTTTGATGTTTCCTCACAAGTAATGGATGATGATGAACCAGCCACACAAAGTCAAAATAATAGTACCTCTATCAATGGAATTGATTCAGTAGATAAGGCCCTTATTAGAGATAAATTTTTCGAACTAACAAATTAAACTTAAAAAAAACAAATGTTAACAACAGAATCACAAATTTTGTCGGAAATTACTACCCATCTCAAGTACGCTAAGTATGTACCTGAAAAAAACAGAAGAGAAACTTGGGATGAACTAGTAACCCGAAACAAAGAAATGCACATTAAAAAGTTTCCAAAACTAACTGAGGAAATTGAGGCCGCTTACAAGTACGTTTATGACAAAAAGGTACTACCATCAATGAGATCTATGCAATTTGCTGGTAAACCAATTGATATAAACAATGCTCGTATTTTCAATTGTTCTTATTTACCAATTGATGATTACAGAGCATTTTCAGAAATCATGTTTTTACTACTTTCAGGATGTGGTGTGGGATACTCAGTGCAAACCCATCACATTGATAACCTACCTGAAATTAGAAAACCATTGAAGAAAAAACGTTATTTAGTAGGTGATTCTATAGAAGGATGGGCTGATGCAGTTAGAATGCTTATGAAAGCTTATTTCGGTATTATTTCATGGGCTCCAAATTTTGACTTTAGAGATATTAGACCAAAAGGTGCATCATTAATTACAGTAGGAGGTAAAGCTCCAGGACCAGAACCATTAAAAATTGCTCTTATTCAGGTACAAGCAATTTTAGACCGTAAAAGTGATGGTGAAAAATTAACATCTTTAGAAGCTCATGATATTATTTGTCATTTAGCTGATGCTGTTTTATCTGGTGGAATTAGAAGGGCTGCTCTTATTTCTTTATTTAATCTACATGACAACGATATGTTGACTTGTAAATTTGGAAATTGGTGGGAAACTAATCCTCAAAGAGGTAGAGCAAATAACTCAGCAGTTCTATTAAGAAATAAAATTAATAAAGATACATTCTTAGACTTATGGAAAAAAATTGAAGCATCAAATAGCGGAGAACCAGGTTTCTTATTTACAAATGATAAAGATGCTGGTACTAATCCATGTGCTGAAATTAACTTGAAAGCTAACCAATTTTGTAATCTTTGTGAAATTAATGCCTCAGACATTGAAACACAAGAAGAATATGATGCTAGAGCTAAAGCAGCAGCATTTATAGGAACACTTCAAGCTAGTTATACTGATTTCCATTACTTAAGAGATGTTTGGAAAAAAACAACTGAAAAAGAAGCATTGTTAGGTATTGGAATGACAGGTATTGCTTCTGGAGCTGTGTTTAAACTTGATATGAAACAAGCAGCTAAAGTTGCTAGTGATGAAAATGAAAGATTAGCTGGAATTTTAGGTATTAATAAAGCAGCTCGTGTCACTACAGTTAAACCATCAGGTACTACATCTTTAGTATTAGGTACAAGTTCAGGAATTCATGCTTGGCATGATGATTATTATATTAGAAGGATTCGTTTAGGTAAAAATGAAGCTTTGTATAATTATCTTTCTATTTATCATCCTGAAATGTTAGAAGATGATTTCTTCAAACCAGAATCTCAATCAGTTGTTTCTGTACCTCAGAAGGCACCAGAAGGAGCTACAACACGTAAAGAATCAGCTATGGATATGTTAGAGCGTATTAAAACAATTAATAAAAATTGGATTAAGCCAGGTCATAGAAAAGGTTCAAACATGCATAATGTATCAGCTACAGTAACTATCAAACAAGATGAATGGGATAATGTAGGAGATTGGTTGTATGAAAATAGAGAATTCTTTACAGCATTGTCTTTCTTACCTGAAGATTTAGGTACATATAAACAAGCTCCTTATGAAACAATTGATAAGGAAACGTTTGAAAAAATGGTTGAATCATTACATAATGTAGATTTAACTAAAGTTATTGAAGTAGATGATAATACAGCTCTAATGGACCAAGCAGCATGTGCTGGTGGGGCTTGTGAGGTTGTATAATATTTATACGATATGTGGAATAATATAAAAGAAAGGATATTTCCATTTATAATAGCACTCTCCGCATTATCAGTCAGCGCATCCGCCGCTTTTTATAGCGTAACTGGTCTCAGCTTATTATTTGCTGGGGCTAGTTTCGCTGTAATAATAATGGCGTCGTCTTTGGAAATATCTAAATTAGTAATAGCTTCATTACTATACCAATACAGAAAAACTTTACCCAAATTACTTAAATTTTATTTAACCATTGCTACTATTATATTAGTAATAATAACCTCAGCTGGTATTTATGGCTTTTTATCTGCTGCTTATCAAGAAACAGCTAGTAAATCTGTAGTAGTTGATAACCAAATTAGACTTTTAGAAACTAAAAAACAATCCTTTGAAAAAATAAAATCTCAATATGATCTTGAGAAAGAATCTATAACAAAAAATATATCATCATTAAGAAATGCTCTTGGAAATAATACTCAGTCTTATGTCGATACTGCCGGTAGGGTTATTACTTACTCTTCTTCTGCTAATAGAAAGGCTTTTGAAAGACAACTCGAAACCGCGATTGGAAAAGATGAAAAACTCACAATCAAAATTCAATCATTCAATGACTCAATCATCCAATACGAAACAAAAATAGTTGAAGCACAAAACAACTCAGAAGTAGCAGCTGAATTAGGGCCATTAAAATACTTATCTAAATTAACAGGAGTTGAAATGGATCGTATTATTAACTGGTTTTTGTTAGTTATAATATTTGTATTTGATCCTTTAGCTATATCTTTAGTAATTGCTGCTAACTTTGCTTTCACCCAACTTCGTAAAAAAGAAGATGAATCAGAAGACTATACAATGGAGGAATTCTCAGAAGAAGAAATTAATGACTTCTATACAGATAATTTAGACCCATCAGATGAACCTTCAGATTGGGAAGAGGCTAGTTTAATAGATCTCCAAAACCAAGAAAAAGAAGAAAAACCTATACCTGTATATGTAGACCCTAAATCTGGAAAATTATATTATGAAGATAATAATGAAAATATAGAGACACCAGAACCAAAAGGTAGTGTATCTTTAGAAGATTATATAGATAAAATAGATTTAGATAACAGTGGAGATATAGATTTAGAAGAAGCTAGAAAAGCAGGAATTAATCCTGAAATTTTAGACAAAATAAATAGATTACAATCATTATTAAGTAGTACATTATCCTCAGACCCTGGTACTTTAGGAATTCGTTCAGAGATAGCAGCTCTAAAAGAACAAATTAAAAATGAAATAAATAGAGCTAAAAAAGATACAGATGATGATACTATAACTGTTTTTTAAAAAGAAAAAAAGATTTGGCTCCTCAGGAGCCATTTCGTATATTTATATTATGATAAAGGTTATGAAAAAACAATTTGAAACAGCAACAGAAAAATTTGAATTTACTGTTGATTTAGGTTCAGTTAGAGGCAAAAAAGTATTTGAATTTTTACCACCAACAGATAAATTTTCATCTATGTCAATTCATGAACTAAGTTTGTTTGGTAAAAGTATGAATGTTAGTTCAATTACAAATCAAGGATTGATGTTATATACTTTTGATATTTTAGGTAAAAAATCAACTAACAAGATTAAGTTTGAAGATATTGAATTAGGAAATACATTAGATAAATAAGAGTTATGTATAGAGCATTTGTAGGTTACGAAATTGATGATTTAGGAAACACTATTTGGAAAGAGTCAAAAGATTTTGTTTCTAAAGAAGAAGCCCAACAGTGGATTAATAATATGTTAGATAACAAAAATTATGACACTGGTGGTATTAAATATACTCTTGATAAGGATGAGGAACAAATGATTAATGAGTTTGAAGCTCAAGAAGAGGCTCGACTTGAAATTGGTATTCCTAAAAATGTTTTATAAATTATAAAGAATGCATTCAAGAGAAGTTGTTCAAAAAAATTTAAAAAATCTCCAACAATTAAATTATAACCAATTCAGGTGGTGGAGAAATTATCAAGTACCTAAAACATTACCTAAATCAGCTCATATTGAAAAAAGAATTCAAAATGGTGATTTTGAACCATCCTCTTATTTTTGGATGGCCCAATTAGCATTGTGGGAGAAAAAAGACCTTGATGATTTGAATTTAGAACCTTATTATAGAGCAAAACGTGGTTCTATGTTATTAGGAAAGTATGAAAGGTTAATGAGTGATTTTGAGGCTGATGAAAAAGACAGATTAGATAATTTTGTTGATGCTATTTATGATCATTTTGAAGTTGATAAAGAGACAGCTAAAGAAGAAATACTTAAGTTTGGTGACTCAATATCTGATTATTATCATTATGCTTGTAAAAAATACACTATTAGAAGAGTTGCACCTAAACGTCGTGGACGTCCTAAAAAAGTAGTTATATGAAATTAAGTCATGAAGTTCCTTTATTCTTATTAGAAGATAGTCAAAAATTTAATGATTATGATTATGCTTTAGTTCATCTATTAGATAAAGATGAAGATTATGCTAATTATTTTTTAAAAGCTAAACAACAAGGTAGATATATTGTTTTAGATAATTCATTACATGAACTAGGAGAAGCATATAATGATTCAGGATTATTATATTGGGTTGATAAACTTAAACCTAATGAATTTATTATTCCAGATGTTTGGCAAGATTGTAATAAATCTATAGTGAATGCTAGGAAATGGGCTCAAATTAAATTGCCTGAAGAAGTAACTAAAGTTGCTGTAGTTCAAGCTAAAGGAGTTAGAGAGGCAATTACTTGTTACCAAACATATAAAGATTTAGGTTATAAAAAAATAGCATTTTCATATGGTGCTAATTATTATTTAGATCATTCATCTCATCCTAATAAAAATTTAGCTAAAGCATTAGGTAGAGTTGAAATAGTATCTCGTTTATACTCATCCAGAGTAATTTCACCTACAGATAGAGTACATTTATTAGGTTGTCAAGTACCACAAGAATTTAGTTGGTATAAAGATATGCCTTTTATTGAGACAATAGATACATCAAATCCCATTATGGCCACTATTGATAAATTATCATATACAAAAAATGGTTTAACAGAAAAACCAAAAGCAAATATGAATAATCACTTTTATATGAGTGCTGAGGAAATGGATTTTAATTTATTAGATCACAATATAAACAGTTTTAAAAAATTAGTAAAATAAGTTATGGAAGATCAAGAAATGTTATCACTTTATGATTATTTAGGTAGAGCAGCAGGCTCAGATTTAGGTAAAATGGTTTTTAGAATGTCCCAAACTAAAAAAGTAAAAGTTCAAGTTAAAGAAGTTTCTAACTCAGCATATCAAGGAAAAATTGTAATGTACCCAAAGTGGTTTTTAGATGAATATTTTACCAAACAATTAAAAGATGATGAGTTACCATTAAAAAATAATGAATTACCTTTCTAATATGGATAAAGTATATTTTAATATAGACAAATTTAAAGTTAATATGTTGGATAAAGAATGGTTAGAAGCTTTAGAAAAGTTGGCTGATAAAAGAGTTTATCTTACATTAGAAGAAGAAGAATTTATTAAAAATTTAGCAAAAAAATTATAATATGAATAAACAAGCAGTATTGTCATTAAGTGGGGGTATGGACAGCTCCACATTGTTACTTCATCTACTTGCCGATGGCTATGATGTAACTGCTCTGTCTTTTGATTATGGACAAAAACATTCAGTTGAACTTGAACGTGCTCAAGATTTAGTAGATTATCTAAACCAAAACGGTCAAAATATTACTTATCAAGTAATCAAATTAGATGGTTTATCTGAATTACTCAATTCAGCACTTGTAACAGGAGGAGATGATGTTCCTGAAGGTCACTATGCTGAAGAAAATATGAAAGCAACAGTTGTACCTAATCGTAACAAAATTTTCTCATCAATTATTCAAGCTGTAGCTTTATCAATTGCTGAAGCTAAAGATACAGATGTTCATATAGCAATGGGTATTCACGCTGGTGATCATGCTATTTATCCTGATTGTCGTCAAGAGTTTAGAGATGTTGATTATGAAGCATTTGTAGCTGGTAATTGGGGTGCTGAAAAGGTAAAATATTACACACCATATTTACTTGGTGATAAATTTGATATTTTAAAAGATGGTGAAATATGTTGTGATAAATTAGGTATTAACTTTGATGCTGTTTATAAACGCACTAACACATCATATAAACCAATTCAACATGTTGTTTATGATAATTATAATAATCCTTCTTTAGAATGGTTTAGTGATTATAAATCAGCATCTTCAGTAGAAAGAGTAGAAGCATTTATAAAATTAGGAAAACCTGATCCTGTAAGTTATGCTGATGAATTTGGACCAGTAGTTTGGGAAACAGTAAAAGAGTATGTATCTTCCGTATTAGATGAGTATTCGAAGGAAGTATAGAAAATCAAAACCATATCCACAAATGTATGTGGTTATGAATAAGGATGGTGAGGTATTTACTGGACTATTAAAAGGCAATATTAGTTGGTCTTATGATTGGTCTGAAGCTAAACCATTATTTAAAGAATCAACCACTTGGCTCCTGAGAGAATACTCAGAAGCTGAAATTATTAAAAAAGAAGAAATTAAATGAATCAACCAGATCCAAAAAAGCATCAAATAATTAGTTTTATAAAGTCAGCGGTTAGACTTTTAGGTTACACATTATTACCACTTATATCAATTAGCCCAGACTATGTTTGGCTTTCCGCCTCAGTATTGTTTATTAGTGAAGTAATAGGAATAGCAGAAGAATTAGTATGAAAAAATTATTTTATTTTACAGCACCATGGTGTGGACCATGTAAAATGTTAGGTCCAGTTATGGATGAAGTAGCAAAAAACATCCCAGTTGAAAAAATCAACATTGATTATGAAAGTGACAGAGCTAGAGCAGCTAATGTATCAAGTGTACCAACAGTAGTACTTACTGAAAATGGTCAAGAGATTCGTAGGTTTGTAGGGGCTAGAAGTCAACAACAGATAAATGAATTCATAAATGGGTAGTTTTAGATCAACAAAAGTATTTGATGGGTATTCAACATGTTTTCGTCAATGGCGAGCTGAAGATACCCATTGTAGATTTTTACATGGTTATGGTGTGTCAGTAAAAATATGGTTTGAAGGTGAACTAGACTACCGTAATTGGGTTTGGGATTTTGGAGGATTTAAACGTGCTAAAGGTGAAATTGATGGTTTGAGTCCAAAAGAATGGATGACATGGTTACTAGATCATACAACTATTATTGCAGAAGATGATCCAGCATTACCTGATTTTAGAAAATTAGAATATGAAGGAATTATCCAACTAAGAGTTATACCAGCAGTAGGGGCAGAACGTTTCGCTGAATATATTTACAACAAAGTAAATGATTTTATTGTTAAAGAAACAGAAGGTCGTGTTAAAGTAGCTCAAGTTGAATTTAGAGAACATGAAAAAAATACAGCATTTTATAAAGGTTAATTATGGATAGTAATTTAAAAGAAAAACAGTGGCTTAAGGATAATCCAGGCCGAATAACAGATTATGACAAAACAATACCAGTACTTGAAATCTATACTTGTGTTCAAAGTGAAGGTTCAAGACAAGGTAGAC